CGGCAAACACCGTGCGCGGGCTTTGGTGCCAGAAACGGTCAGGGTCTCCCCCGGCCTCGCACCAGCGGATCAGGAGGTCGTCCCAATCCCATGCGGTGCTTACTTCTTGGCCTTTCCCTCATCTTCCGGGGCAGGCGGAAAGGCCTGATTGAAAGCCGCCGCCCATGCCTTTGCAGCCGGGCCGTCCATGAGCATTTCAGCCGCTTCGCTGCGGCTTGCATCGCCGCCGCCTTGAATGATCGCATGGCGCAAAAGCACCGCGCGATGGCTCAACAGAGTGGACGGCAACAGCGTGGCAAGATCAATGCCGGTTTCATCTTCGGCGGCAAGCAACCCCTCCATGTTGATGCACACGGCAATCGCGGCACCGTCATAGTCAAAGCTGCTTTCACCCTTGATGCGGTTCGCCATATCAGGCCACCGTCACCGAGCCGGAAAGCTTGACCTTCAAGGTTGCGGTCTGCTTGCCCTTGAGCGGCGCCGGGTCCTGCCCGTATTCGGTCACGATGCCCTGCGTCGTGAAGGTCTTGGTGCTGGCCGACGCTTTGGCCGTCCACTGGAAATAGTAGTTGGACGAAGCCGCCAGCGCCGCCAGACAGGCCGTGTCCGTCGCCGAAGTGGCAACGTAGTTCATGGAAACGGTCAGCTCGCCCGGCTCGTAAAGCGGATCGGCGATGTACTCCATGTAACCGCCCGAGCTGCCATGCGTCGTCACATCGATCGCATCGCGGCTCTGCTTGGGCAGGTTGACTTCGAACACATCGGCCAGTGTGGTCGAAGGCGTGGACGTGGTGCCGATCTTGAACACCACGCCAAAGTTAGTAGCTGCAGCCATGGTTAAACCTCCTCGTGGTGCATCAGGTAATCGCGCGAAAGCCGGTAGAGTTGCCGCCCGCCTTCAAGTTGTCCTTCGTCAATCCAATTCTCTGCTTCCAGAAAACCGGGGTGGAACTTCGTCGTTCCCTGCGTCCCGCCCGTCTCGATTGCGGTCAGCACGGCATTTGCCAGCGTCAACGCCGCGTCCTGCGTCTCGCCAAGCGCGTCGAATTGCAGGCGCGGGCCGTCCAGACCATCGGCGCCCGAATGCGTATACTCGCGGCCTGGGTCGATCTTGGTGATGACCAGCCACGGCAGCGGCGCGCCTTGGATCGGCAGGCCCCAACTAATCGAGGCAATGCCGGAAAGGCGCCCGACCGCAGCGGACACCCCGGCATTTGCCGCAAGCCGCGCAATAAGGTTCGCTTCCATGGTCACAGGTTCTTCGCCTCAAGAATGAGACCGGCCAGTTCCTCTTTCAGAACCCCGAGCGCCTTTTCGCCGCCTTCCTGATACCAAGCGGGGCGGAACCAAGGCCGCGCCGCGATGTTGCGGCCGGGCGCGCCGTATTCAAGGAACCGGCCATAGACGTTCGGCAGTGAGCCGATCTGATAGCCGTACTTCGGCGGGCCCTTCTTGCCCTTCACAGTCGTTTCGCGCTGCGTCTTGCGCGGGCGATAGGGAAACGCCGAGGCCGAGACATAGACCAGCGCCGAAAGAACAGCCCGTTCGTTGCGCAGCCGGTCGATGCGAATCCGAATGGCGCGGGCGAGCCGCTTTTCGTCCTTCGGTGCGTTTTCGCGCGCCTTGCGCAGAATATTGTTGCCGGCGCGCCGAAGCGCCTTCCGGCCCAAGCTCTGCGCCTTCTTGGTGGCAAGGCTCTGCAGCGCCTGTTCCAGAACCCGCCCGCCTTCGAAGGTAAGGGTGGCGCTCATGCCGCGCTCCTGTCCGCAATGGCAGTGAACTCGATTTCAGACGGTGCGGGCCCACCGATCGGCACCACGCTCGTGATGTCCCAATACTGCCCCAAAAACGCGATGCGGTCGGTGACCTTCACCGTGCGGGTCAGGCTATCGGCGCGTGTGCGGAAGGTGGCAGGCTGCACCGCCTGTTCCCCCGCCGCACCGCGCCGCTCTGCCCCGGTGCCGTAAAGCACCTTTGCCTTGCGAGAACCGATGGATTCCCAGTTCGCCGCCGCCTTGCCGCCAAGCGCAGAACGCCCGGCAATGTTCCGCTGGAACACGAGTGTCTGATTGAACTCGCCAGCGGGTGTCATGATCAGAGAACCGCGCCCGGCGCCTGAATATTGATGTTCAGCACGCTGGTCGAAGTTGCCATGCCGATAAGAAGCGGATAGTCGCCCGTCGTGTTGTCCGCCGCCGGGCGAATGCCCCCGGCTGTGCCCGAAGCGTAATAGGCCACGCCCGCAGTCAGCACCGTGCCCAAAGCCACCGGCCCGGCGCTCGCAATCGTCAAGGGCTGACCGATGGCTGCCGTATTCAGCGCAAGGCCATTGCAGCCGCGCGCCTCTGCCGTTGCCGAGTTGACATCAGTCAGCTTGTAGGTCTGCGTCGATGCCTCAAGATAAACGGCCTGCGGCGGGACAACCGCCACTCCCGCCGTTCCCGTTGCGCGTACAGCGCCATTCTGCGGCAGCACGTTCGCCGCCGTAATCGAAAGATCAGCCATGTCGTTTCCCCAAGATTAGAAGGTAAATTGCCGCCAGTTGGCCAGCAAGGCGTCAACGGCCATAGGGACCGGAGCCATATCGCTGGGGCCAACCGCTTCCCTGTTCAGGAACCAGTGCGCGATCAGCAAAAGGATTGCCTGCTTGATTTCTTCCGGCGCCGCGCTGGCACCCGCAATTGCCGTCACCGTGATCCGCGAACCGTCCTGAATTGACGGCCACGATTGCCCGTATTTCAGAACAATGCCGCATGTCAGACCATCGTTGCGGACTTCATAGACGTTGGACGAAAGCGTCTGCGCTGCCCCCGCCGTGTCCACATAAGCAACCGATGAAACCGACGAAACAGGCGCAACCGGAAAATGCGCAAAGTCTTCGAACAGGTCACACTTGACCGTCACCGTTTGCGTGATGATCCGAATGCCGCACATGCTTTCCACATGCGCCCGGGCCGCCTTGATCAAGCCGGTCAGGTAGGTGTCTTCGTCGCTGCTTTCCACCCGCGTCTGCAGCTTGGCTTCGGTCAGCGTGACCGGCTCAGAAGCCGGTGCAGACGTGACTGTCGCGGGATACCACATGGCTATTTCCTTGCCTTGCGGGCCGGGCGCGTCTCCGGTGCCGGCATTGCCGCAGCGCGCTCAACTTGGTCGCCCACTTCCGGCACCGCATAGCCTGCTTCAATCAGGCGCTTGGCCTCATCGCCCGGCGCGTCAAATACATCGCCGGGCTTGAGGGTCATGCCGCCGGTAAAGCCGACAAGCGCCTTCAGTTTCACGCCTGCGCCTTCAGCACGATGAAGTTGATCACCAGCACGTTGTTGCCGGCGGTCGAAGCGTGGAGGTTGGTAAGCTGCAGATTAAATGAGCCTGCAGCCACAGCAGAAACGGCCACAACGAACGAACCCGCCGAAGTGTGCGTCTTGATGCAGGCGACGACCACGTCAGTTGCTTCGACAAGCGTGTTCGTGACGGTAAACTCGGCTTCCGCGCCCGCCGCAACCGTCTGCGAAACGGTCGTGATGACGCCAGAAAGCGCGCTGCAGGTCACGCCGGTCGTGATCGAGGTTGCCTGCGTCACCGCAGTCTGACCCGAAACGACAAGCGCGCCATCGCCTTGGCGCTGGAAACACTGGATATTGTAGCCGGTGCTCGGCATGGGAAATTCCTTTCAGGAAATGGCGGGCAGGCCGAAACCCACCCGCCTATTCATGCCGATCAGGCCAGCTTGAGGTGCTTGACCGCCGTGGACTGGATCAGCTTGCCGTCAAGGCGAACCACGCCGGCCAGACCGATATTCGGCCAGTAGTATTCACGACGAACGCCGATCATCGGAGTGCCGACCTTGCGGACATAATATTTCGACAAGTCGCCGAAGAGGATCAGCTTCTGGCCGGTCGTGAAGGTCGAGGACATCGCCTGATTGACCGAATAGGGCTGACCGAGCAGCGTGCCCGCAACACCCGTACGGATGTCGCCCATCGACCAGAGATACTGGCCCTGACCATCCTTGAGCTTGCGGATCGCCGCCAGAACCGAATCATGGAACATGAAGCGGGCCTTGGGCGAAGCGCGATAGGCCGGGTCCACCGAGTGGAACAGGTCGATCACTTCGTCAGCCGTGAACGCGGTGGTCGATGCAGCGGTCTTGCCTGCCGAGGAGCCGACCACGATACCGGTCGGATCGCCGGTGCCGTCGCCAGTCGTCAGTTCGGTGTTGACGCGGCGCGCCACACGCTCACCGAGCATTTCGCCGATGAACGTTTCGATATCGACGGTGCTGTCCTGCAGGAGTTCCATCGAAACCTGCACCCACTTGGTGTCGTAGGCGTAGGCATTCAGGGTCATCTTGCCGAAGGTGGCATCCGCGCTCGCATCGTCGGTCATGGCCGAAGCTTCGGTGTGCTGCGCCATCGCAACCGAGGTGTCATCGACGGTCGGAAAGTCGAGCGCGTTGCCACCAGCGGTGTTGATGACGGTGCAGATCGCCTCGTCGTACATCGGCCCCCATGCCTTCATCGTCTTGTCGATGACAGCGGCCAGTTCGGTCGGAACGGTATGACCGCCCGCCGTGGTGGTGCCAGCGGTCTGCGCACGACCTTCGATGTTGGCCACATAGCCGGCCTTGATGACCGCACGCGCTTCCGGCGAGATTTCCTGCACATCGAAGCCAGCGCGGGCCAGTTCGATGAACGCGGCGCGGTAGTCGGGCTTGGCCGGCTCATCGCTGCCACGGCCTTCGCCGCTCATGTTCGGGCGAGCCTTGGCGCGGGCCTCTTCGACGCGGGCTTCCATCGCGGCAAGGCGTTCCTCGCGGGCAATGTTGGCTTCCACCTTGTCGAAGTCGGCCATGATTGCGTCGTGGCGGGCTTCCAGTTCCAAAGCGCGGGCTTCGTCGGTGTTGGTCTTGATTTCGTCGAGCGCTTCACGGGCCTGAGTGACAAGGCGACCGCGCTGCTCCTGAAGGGCAACGAGAGACATTGCATTTTCTCCATAAAAAAAACCCGCCGGAATGGCGGGTGTTCATGCGAGGGATCAGCCCCCCGTGGGCCTCCGGTGGTCGCCGGGAATCTTGTTCAGAGGCGGCGGAACTTCTGTTCCGTTTCCGCTTTCCGCTTAAAATAGTTGTCAGCCTTGCGCGCCGCTTCCTCGCGTTCTTGCTCGGCTTTGCGCTTGGCGTCTTCCAGCGAGCGCAGGGCAATGCTCGTCGCCGGATATGCCCCGCGATTCACGATGCTGACATCGTACAGCACGACATCGGTGATTGTCCGAACGTCCATGCCTCCCGCCGGGGTGTCCCAGCGCTGGCCGGTCGCCTGAAACGCAAAGCTCATCTGGTCGAGCATCCCCGCGCGCATCTTGGGCACAATCCGCTGCACATCGGGATCGGAGCCGTCGAGCACCGCGCGAATCTTGAGGCCCTTGGCGTCCTCGGTCATGGTCAGGTTGCCAGCCGTCGAACGCGCCAGCGGAAGACCGCCGTGATTGATCAGAAATTCGGTGTCATCACCACGCGCCAGTGCCGACCGGAACGCGCCGGGCGCAATCACTTCGGTGAACACGTCGCCAATGTTCGTCGGCTGATCGAACACGGCAGCATAACCTTCGACCACAACCGTGCCATCATCTGCCGACCGGAACTCTACCGGCAGGCCCGAACGGGTTTCAAACTCCATTGGCATTCCCCTGCGTCGGCGTCATCGTATCAATCGGAATCGTCGCGCCCTGCATAAACAGCTTGTCAGCATTGCCGCCCTTGGCCGGCCGGTTTTCCAGCGACCGCGCTTCGTCAGGCGTGATCAGGCCGTTTTGCACCGCCTGCCCGAGGCCCTGCATCCGGCTCAAGAAATCGCCGCGCAGAAGGCCGTCGAGGTTGTGCTCGACAAACCGACCGCCGTTGCGCTGCCCGAACAGCTTGAGGTTCATTTCCTCTTCGAGCGCCTGCGCCCACTGACCAAGCAAGTGCTTCACCAGCCGCAGGTCTTCCTGCTCGGTGTTGCTCATTGTGCCGTGTGTAAGGTCTTGCAGGAACGTCGGCGGGATCTGCAAAACCCGCGCAATCTCTTCGACCTGGAACCGCCGGGCATCGGTCATTTGGCCCTTTTCGGGATCGAACCCGATGGGCTTCAATTCATATCCTGGCGGGATGTTGACAATCGGCTTGCCGCTCTTGCGCGCGCTCTCGATTGCACTCTGCGTCTGGTCGATCGCCCGCTTCATTGCATCAGGACCAGCAGGAAGGGGCCCTACCAGCGCCAGAGGCGGGACACCACCACCAGCGAAGAACGTCGCGCCATAGTCGTTCATGGCCAGCGCAAGTTGGATTGCCTTGGCACCCAGTACGACAGGGCCATAGTGCGCCACGCCGTTCGTTTTCAGCATGAACGGCACGTCAATGACATCCTGCGCCGGAAACGTCTTGCCGCCGATCTCGTATGTCGTGCGGCCCATTTCATCGCGGCGGATGCTGGTCCGCGCCGGATTGACCGGATAAAGCCCGGTGATGTTTGTCCCGCTGCGCTCAATCCAGATCAGACCGCGCCCGCCAGTAAACACTTGCTGCCAGAAATACTGCCGCAGCTTGAACGATGTCCACTCAGGGTTCGGCGCCTCATGAATCAGCGTTTCAAGCCCGCCGATGATCCGCTGATTACCGTCCGCTGCCTTGCGGAACGCATGAAGCGGCAACGTGGCGAGCGACCGGCTCAGGAAGGCAACGCCCGCGTTGAAGGCTGGCACCGTCAGCGCACTGTCAACACCCACCACGGGAAGCTGAACACCATCAAGCCCGAACACCTGCAGCACATTTGCGCCAGGCCGCTCGATGCCGGGAATCTCGCTCACAATCCGCCGTTCACGCAAAGGCAGGCTCGGCGCCTCATAGGAGCGCTTGCCCCAGCGGCCTTCAGCAGCCCGCGCGGCGGGGGAGAGTTTATAACCTTGCATCAGGACACCAGCGAGAATGAGGGATCGTCCCACGGGCTTTTTATCGCCCCGGAACCCACAACCTCAAAGGCAAGAGCTGCACCTACAGCCATGCAAAGCGCCACAGCGGCGTCAATTTTGTTCACCGCGCGCTCCTTTGCAAGCCAGTAGTTGCCCCAGCGGTCCTCATCAGTCACCGCGCTCATCATCGCCGAAATTGTCACCGGGTTGCGTTGGATCCGCAGTCGGCCCTCAAGAATCAGTTGCTCAACCTGACGAACGCTCATTGGCATCCACAGGCCCTCGGGTTCCCGACCTGCAGCGATCGCTGCGGCCTTCATGTCCTCGGTCGCCTTGCCCTTCTTGGTGCCGCCTTGCGGATGCTCGACGCATTCCACGGCAAGTCCAAGCTCTCGCATTTCCGGTTCAAGCATTCGGCTGAACGCATAGCGGTCGTATGCAATGCACCGAACGTCGAAGTCGTGCACCGCCTCGGCAATCGCCTGCGCGACGTGCCGGTAGTTGATGCTTTGCCCCTTTGGCGCGTTAATGTATCCTTCGCGCACCCACTGCTGATAGGGCAGCTTGTCTACCAGCTCGCGCGCCGCGATTGTGTCGCCTGGCGTCCACGCCTGCACCCAAGCATCATAAATCGGCTTACCAGCGTGTTCGCCCGCTTCAACCACGCCCGACTGCGCACAGTAGGCTAGGGCAGTAATATCCTTGACCTGCGACAAGTCAGCGCCAAGATAGACCGTCTTGCCCTGATGCTCATCCAACGGCTCAAAATCAACGATGCACGGTTCCAACATGGCCCGCGTCATCCATGCCGTTTCTGCATCAGTCCAAACGCAGAAGTGCAGCCGCAAGATGCCGTTCAACTTGCCCGGCATAGCCTTAGCTTGGTCAAC